GTACAGGAAGTTTCTAAAGTCTTTAAGTTGATGCGGAACTTGGTGCATAAATATCTGAACTTAATACTACTCTCCAACAACACGGTCAAGTCCCTCGTCGTGAAACGGAAGGAGATTAACAAGTTCACCCAAGGGGCTACTTTTGGTTACCGTAGCATAGATACCGTTGTCCTTGAGCATTTGACGGGCAGCGTTAAGGAGTGCTGGGGATGACTCGCCGCCTTTGATTTGTTGAATGAACTCGTCGATCAAAAGATCTTGGAGACCCTCCATCTTTAAGGCGCGATCAAAGTGTACTTCTTCACTCATATAGTTTTATTGTTTGTTGTTCTTAAGTTCCTTAAGGATCTTAATGACCATGTAAATCAAAGTAGCTAGGCCAACCATTATTGCGATACCTGTGTTCACTTGTTCAAGAGATAGGTTAGCCAAGAGTCCTATGACACCGATCAAAGCAGGAGGATGTGTGTTGTCGTTCATCGTTAGGCTGTCTTCCAGATTTTAACTGAAGAGTAAAACTCAGGGCGACCTGTAAGGTTCAGGGCTGCTCCTAGTCCATCAGTGGCTCGTGCTGCGGTTGTGTAGTGTTTCAACTCAAGGACGCTTGGAGTGGTCAAGGTAAACTCACCAAAGCCGACGCTGGAGCATGAAGCGTTTACCGAAGTAAACTCACTGCTTCCGTAGACAGCTACTGAACCCGCTGTGTTGTTATTAAGCCAACAAGCGTGCGCTCCTACGGAGATTGCAGGTGCTTTAAACTCAGTGTAGTAAGTCCCAACTGGCAACGTGATCTGGTTGGCATTCAAGGATGCACCTATGATGACGTTTCCGACTTGCACGTTGAGAGTACGAGTTACCGTTGTGGCTGCCGCAGCAGACCCACCAGCGGTTCCTTGTGCCTTTTGGTCGATAGCAAAGAAGTACTCTTTGGCAAACGGGTTTTGACTATCTGGAATAATTAGGTTTTTGGCCGAAAGATCCAAGGTAGCCGCCAGCTTTCCAGCCGTCACGTTGGCATCAAGGATCTTAGCAGTTGTCACAGAATCGCTTGCTAGTTTTGCACTTGTGACTGAGGTGTTAGCAAGTTTACCTGTGGTGACCGCTAGGTCTTGAATAAGTAAAGTTGCAATAGTATCGTCAGCAATTTTAGTGGTAGTAACCGAATCAATGCCTAGCTTATCGGTTGTAATTGCTCCGTTATTGATGTCAGCAGTGAAGATCACAGAGCGATTAGAGCTGTTCGATGCGTCCTGAGAGACCTCCTGAGCAGCAAACAACGAGTGCCTATAGGCGGTATTCAGTGCGTCCTCGGACAACACAGCACCACTTGTAAAATCAACAAGGGGAAGAACCGTGGTTGAGCGGTAAATGCGGATTTTATCGTAACCCGTTGGTGCTGAACTAAGAGTCATCGTCTTAGTCGCGGTGTTTACCGATGAGATAAGACCCGAAAGATCCGTCTGAGCGGTTCCAATGTACCCAATAATCCGCACATCGCCTTCCGTAAGTGCATCAAAGCCGTATACAAAGGACGTATTGGTGAGTCCCGTGGTTGTTTCAAAGTATGAAAGTTCGTAAGTAGTAGCCATTTTTGTTGTTATTTATTGTTGATTCTCAAATTTACCCAAGCGATAATCCTTTTGTTTTTGCGTCATTTGACCCATCGTATTATACAATTCAGGGAATTCCCCAAGCATTTCAACCTGTGCCTTATTGCGATACCGCTTAATAACACGGTTAATCGCAGTGATTCTAGGTGAAGACTTTCCGATTTGATCCTCCATATTTTGAGATGGAAAGGATTTGTACTCAGGAGATTTCATTAGCATCGATAGGGCTTGCCTTACGTTACGCCCATCAATCGTGGTTGTTCCAGACAATTCAAGCATCCTATCGTAAGCTTGAACACCTGCTGAGTTCTTAAAGTTTCTCATGTCCAAGTCAGCAATTCCGTTAATCTTAGCTGGGGGAAGAGCAAATCCATGCATCAACCTTGAGATTTCTTGGTCAACAATGTCGTTCTTTTTGGTCGAAACATAGACAGGACTTACGACGTTCAAGAGTCCCAAAGGGTTTTCCTTGTAGATTACGTCACCAAGGAAAGTTCTTTGTGGAGGAAGCTCTTCGCTTACACCGGGAACCCTTCGCATCATAGCGTCCATCACTGAGCGACTTTCTCGCTGGATCGTCATGTTCTCCGTGTTTTGAAGTTGATTCAAAGTGTTCGGAACAAAACCACCAGCAATATCTTGAATCAACTTAGGACCATAGGTTTCTGGATCTCGCAAACAGTTCAACAAGTTGTTCAATCCACGCAGGTAACTCTTGTCAGTTAAGTTGTAAGTCAACGACACCAGCAAGCCCGATAAAGCGTTCTCTGCCTGTTCTTCAGACTTAGGAGCATTTACTTTGTTGAACTCAGCAAGGTCCGCAAGGATTCCCAAGGGGGTTGCAATAGGATCAAGACGGTTGTAGCTGTAATACTTATCTCCGATTTTAATCGAGTAAGGTTGCCATCCGGTGGACTTCAAAGCGTCCTTTTCTTCTTTATTCTGTGGACCGTGTCCGGTAATTTTACCCTCACTGTTCATTAGGTAAGTAACAACAGAAGCCGTAAACGCAGTAGCAACAGTCATTCTTCCAACAAGCTCTGCACGAAACTCAGGAGATCCATTCGTAAATGCTTCTCTAAATTTAGCACTTGTCGTAAGCAATACAGCGTCCCTTGCAAGCCCAAGCGGAGACCTGCTCAATCCAAACTTAAGAATGTTTGTGGGCGTTTTAACAAACGGAAGAACAAACTTTAAGACAGGATGAGCATTTAAGACTCCCATAACGCCCGTAGTAAACGCATCTCCGGTATCTTGAGAGAAGGTTCCTTGTTGGGAATATTCATAAGCAGCATCAGCAAGTGCGCTTTTTCGTTTATCAAATGGATTCTTTTCGTATTCACGAGCGATAAAGCGGTCATACTCAACACCCATATCGGCTGTCAACCCTGCTGCTTTTGCCTTTTCGTTGTAAGAATGAAACAAATTCTTCTCGTTGTACATCTTACCTCCTTGAACAACAAATCCGTTAAGTTTCTTTTCAACATAGGAAACAAGCTCTGGGCCGGTTTTGATTCCTTTATTAAGCCCCTCTGCATACAACTGCTGACGAAGGAATTGGCGATACAGTATTTGTTTTTGAAACTCATCAGAAGCCGTCAGGAGATTCGTGTTGATCCGTGTAGCTCTACCAAGCCATTTAATTAATGTTCCAAATTTCCCATCAGGATTAAGTCCGAACGTCTCTGCCGTCAAAGCTCCCCCTTGAACACGTCCTTCATCAAAGCTTCCAGCACTTTTGGAATTCAACACGCCTTCTCCAGTTTTCACTGAAAGAACAGCCGCCTCAAGAGCTTCACCGAATCCTTGAACAGTTGTCAGCGCACTAAAGTGAGCTTTCACGGTTGTGAAATCGCCGATCAAAGCACTACCAACCATCATCTCTAGGTTCTTCAGAAGTGTGGTAGTAATACCTCCAAGGGCGTTAACAACGTGAGTAGAAGGGCTAAACAGGTTATTGATGTAAACCTCGTGGGTAACGTCCAACATCTTACGACCCAAAGTAGCGTTTTGCATATACGAGGCTACCCTCATACGCTTCTCAAGATCCTCGATGTTACTGATGGCTGCAAGTTGAGCCGTGTATTCCTTTGTTGTTTTTGATCCAAGTTGTTCTTTAGCGAACTTAGAAAAATCTTCACGACGAAGAATTTTATCAGCAGTCATACGCTCCTTACCGAGACTTACAAGGTTCCTTTGATATGTGCTAATTTGCTTTTTGAGATCATCAATAGAACGCACAGGTTTCTGCGGAAGCATATCCTTACGAGCCTTAAGTTCCAAAGCTTCAGCCCGTGCTTGCTCTGGTGTCATATTAGACAGCTTTTCAAGCTTGGTCATCGCTGCCTCAAGCTCTGCGTTCTCCTTGATGAAAGCTTTGTTGGACGCAATAAGCTCATCCAATTTAGCAATCTCAGGGTCAACAACAGGAGCCTCCTTTGGTTTAATAGGTTTCCCAGCATCATCGAACTCAGGCTTATAGCCAACACCAGTAAACGCAGCGGAACGAAGCTCATCCAACTCAGCACCTTTTGTCTTCTTTAGTTCCTCAAGTTTTGCAGCACGTTTAGCTTCAAGTTCTTTTAGCTTTGCTGCTGGGTCGCTTAGAAGTTGCTTCTTAAGTTCAAGAGTCCGCGCCTTAACTTCCTTGGCTCTACTTGGAGGAAGCTTGATTTTAAGATCGTTCTTTGCCTTTTGTTCAAGCTCTAGTTCCTTAAGACGCTCTGGTCCCATCAGGCGGGCGGCTTCGTAGTCCACAAGAGCCTTTTGAAGCTTCGTGTGTTCGGCTTGCATCTTTCGATACGACCCAATGGTTTCCTCAAGGTGACGTTG